GCTGAATGCGGGAATTGTGGTGGATGCCGAGACACTGCGCGGAAAGCACTCGCCGAAATTCGCGGCGTGGTGGAGGGGAAGTGATGGGCGAGGACAGGGGTAGTGAAGTTAAACACGAATATCCAAAGCTAGATCGGCGTTGGCGTTGGGCGCGTAAAGTGTTTTGGCGAGCATTGTACTTTACACTACTCGCTAGGCCTTACTCGAAAATCATGTGTCGACTTAATCTTTACCAATCATTCCCTGATGGCCGCTGTTGTTGGTGCGGCAAGATGCATTGCAAGCCGCGCAAGGGTTTGGAGGGGAAGTGAACACGACAGAGCGTGAGCGCCAATTGCTCACTTTGATTTATTTACTTCAACAGGAGTCTGAGGCCTTGCGCAGCGTGCTCAGCGAGTTTGATGCTCCAAAGGATTGTTATGTGCAGATGAACCGGGCTGATACTTTTCGACACGCTATCGAAGCATTAGAGCATGCGCTATGAGCAAACCAACCGCACCGGAGGGGGAGTGATGGGCAGATCAGGGTATTCAGAGGAATGTGATAATTGGGCGCAAATTAAATGGCGCGGCCAAGTGATGAGCGCTATTCGTGGGAAGTGCGGCCAAGCATTTTTACGAGAGCTAATCGCTGCACTTGAGGCAATGCCTGATAAGCGACTAATTGCAAAGGAGCTTAGAAAAAATGGTGAAGTTTGTGCCATGGGCGCCGTTGGTTCAGCGCGTGGAATAGATTTAGAGTCACTTGATCCATACGACTACGAAGCAATCGCAGATGAGTTTGGCATCGCCCACCAACTTGTGCGGGAAATAGAGTGGGAGAACGACCAAGGCTATGCAGAAAGTCCCGAGGACAGGTGGCGCCGAGTGCGTACTTGGGCGACACAACAAATTTGCAAGCCCAAGCTTGAGGCTGAACGCGACGCCGAAATTCGCAGTGCTATGGAGGGGAAAACAGATGAGTGACGTGAGCAAAAAGCCGACGTGGGATGATTACGACGCCGCGCCAATCGAGATCTTTCACGGCGAAGCGATGGAGCAATTTCACAGTGGCACAAGGTTCAAGGTGAATGAAACTTTCGTGGACGGTATTCGCTACATGAACGGCATTGCCGTGAACGATATTCTCGCGACATTTAAGGTTAAAATAATGAAGCACTATGGGATTTCATCAAGTCCGACGTTGAAAGTGACGCCGATTAAACCGAGAAGCTCACGTTTCGGTTCCGGCGACAATGAGAGGTAAAACAGATGAAGTTTAGAAAAAAGCCAGTAGTCATTGAGGCATATCAGTTTAAGTACGGCCCGAGTATAGACGAGATGTATCGAGCATGGGGTGATGAGTTTAAAGAATGCTCTGTTTTTGACGATCAAGTGCTAGAACTTTTTATACAAACGCTTGAAGGTCAAATGCGTGTCACCTTTGGTGATTGGATCATCAAGGGCGTCAAAGGGGAGTTTTACCCATGCAAACCCGACATATTCGAAATGACGTATGAGCCAGCCTGACGGGAATGTCCACACGATGCCGACCGATGGACCTCAGCATATCGAGTCTGCGGACTGTTGGTGCGAGCCTGAGCTTGTGGCGGACTACTCTGGTCAAGACGGCGTGAAATGTTATCTGCATAAGGAGATACAATGACCCACATCACCGAGTTTACGCTAGAGAACTTTCAAAGATTGGTGCGGGAGTTGGAAGAGACGCGAGCTGAGCTGGCATCTCTACGAAAGTCTCACGAGCAGTTGAAGCCTTCAACGACACCCAAGCGCACGGCGGATATTAGCGAGGCTGATGAGATCTGGGGCCACGAAGACGACGACGTTTGGCGCTGCGGTGGGCTGGATCAGGCGGACCCTTGATCTGGTATGTTAACGTTTAATAAGTGACGGCGGAAGTTCTGCGGGCCTTCGACATGTGAACTTATTTACGAAGCCTTTTGAAACACTCGCGCATTCTTGACCCTTTGTTGCACACATAGCTGAGCACAGGTGGATCTTGGTTTCCCGGCATTCAGATAAGACCGTTCCAAAGATAATCATGCACACGACCATGAGAAGCAGGTCCTTCATGTGTTCTTTCCCTTCACATGTGTCATCTTGTAAACCTCAAGCTGAACGCTCTTTAAAACATCCTCGTCAGTTAACATCGTGTGTTTCATTATATGAATATCTCGGCTCAAACTTTGAATGGACTCAGCCATTGAACTCATGAGCTTGTCTCTGGCCTCTTCGCGCTTCTTAGACGTATCGAAGAAAACTTTGGCCATCCAGCGAACAAGCCCCATTAGCTGCATCAAAGCAATTGCGAGAAGCATGACTCCGTTTGCGCCAACGGAAACCTCAACGTCACCGATCTTACCAAGCGGTGCAATGGTCACGTCTTCGGATCTAGTTGATGCTGTTTGATTCTTTAGCGCGATTTAAATCCTCCCACGATCGCCGCTCGAAGTCGACAGCAGGGGCTACGACGTCAGCGTAGATTAACTTCGCAAGCTCCGCGGCTTTCTTGTAATCCACGTAACGAACAAGAATGCACGCCGTCTCGAAAATGACTTCGCTCTTCTTCTGCTTCTTTCGCATTTGAATTTCTCCATAATCTCAGTATGAGAGAAAATAAAGATAAACAAAACTCGACACAGAAGAATTTAGACTTTGTGCTAACATTGACTTGGGGTTGGAGAAATCGAAGGATTGACGACTCTTTGCCGTAGAGACCTGGATACTCTAGGGCTGGGCCCCGCTTGACTTACTACTATCCAGCCTTCTCGATGCCAAGTTTCTCAATTGTGTCTCGGATTGTAGAATCAATCACTCGCCTAAATAGCTCAGCCGTATCAACGCCATGGCCTTTTAAAATAGAAGCCTTCTTCTTAAGCTCTGCTGAAACCTTAATGTTGATCTGTTCTGTGAACGAGTATCCGGAAAGCATCGGGATTTGTTTTGGCTGCATACTTTAATAGTAACTCTAGAAGTTTATGTGTAAAGAGTAACTTCAAGTTAACCTTCGGTATCACAAATTCAGAAGTATCCTGACTTAAGATCAACTTAAAATTCAGGGTACATGGATGAGCTATGGCGACACACCAAAAGTAAGAGCAAAGAAGTTCCTCCAGCAGATAAATATCTGGGTCGAACCCGAAACTAAAGAAATGTATCGCCACTTAAATCAAGTGGGTATCAACTCAGCCGAAGTCCTAAGGCGAGTAATCCAGCGTGAACTTAAAAGACTTTGCGAGATAGCGCCGCAAGAGTTCGATAATGGAAAGGGCGATTGATGCGCTCTCTTAGCCCCATGCAACAGCTCTTCTGCGAGCAGTACATCTTAGACCTAAACGCCTCAAAAGCTGCAGAGCGCGCTGGATTCAGCGCCAAAAGTGCCGAGGTGCAAGGCTACCAGCTACTGCAGAAACCTTTAGTAAAGGACGCCATCTCGAAACTACTTGAGGCTAGAGCTAAGAAGACGGGTATCACGGCAGAAAGAGTCTTAAAGGAAATCGAAGCCCTCGCGTTCTTTGATCCCAAAGATTTAGTCCTTATCAAGACACCTCAAGATATCGCGGACCTCCCTGAATTCGTACGCCGTGCAATCACTGGTTGGTCTTGGGATAAGGATGGCCGGTTCACGGTGAAGCTTAATAAAGAGAAAGCACTCGAGCTGCTTGGCCGGCACTTAAAGCTATTCACAGAAAGAATTGAACACTCCGGAACCATTACCCTCGAAGCCCTTGTCGCTGGATCCAACCGGGCTGACGTAACCCTTCCAGGTGGTGAGTGAGCGCACCTAACCTCATGCTCGGCGATTCGCTTGAGCGACTTCGTGAGCTTGATGCGAATAGCGTCGATAGCGTCGTGACCGATCCGCCGTATGGATTGAGCTTCATGAACAAGCACTGGGACTACGACGTGCCGTCAGTCGACTTGTGGCGCGAAGTATTTAGAGTGCTAAAACCTGGCGGGCATTTGCTCTCGTTCGGTGGCACTAGGACGTATCATCGCATGGTTGTTGCGATTGAGGACGCAGGCTTTGAGATTCGCGATACCGTCTGTTGGCATTACGCTAGCGGATTTCCGAAATCGTTGAATGTCGAGAAAGCCATTATTAAAATGGGTGTAGATGCCGAAAAATATGCAGGTCTCGGCACCGCGATTAAGCCAGCCACGGAATTAATTGCGCTTTGTAGGAAGCCTCTATCAGAGAAAACCGTTGCGGCGAACGTGCTCAAGTGGGGTTGTGGTGCGATCAATGTGGATCAATCTCGCATTGGGAGCGAGCAAACGACGACTGTTCGCAATGGTAATTCGGGAGCGCATGGACGCTACGGAAAAGATGACCGCGTATTCGAGCGTTTGAACCCGCCCGGCCGCTGGCCCGCGAACGTTTTGCTCTCCTGTTGTGGTAACGATCCGCACGACGCGGACTGTGCGGCGGCGATGCTCGATGCGCAGAGTGGTCACTCAATATCAAGGCCACATAAAAACAAAACAATCGGAAAATCAGGATCGTTTAATGCCAGTGAAAACGAAGCGTTTAGTCCACATAATGACTCCGGCGGCGCTTCACGCTTCTTTTACGTGGCGAAGGCGAGTAAGCGAGAGCGCAATGCTGGCATGGGCGATGCGGTCAATCACCACCCAACGGTGAAGCCCGTAAAGCTAATGGAATACCTCGTGCGCATGATCACACCTCCGGGCGGCGTATGCCTCGACCCGTTCATGGGCTCGGGCAGTACGGGCGTTGCTTGCGTGAACCTTGGGTTTAACTTTATCGGCATTGAGCGGGACGAGCAGTACTTAGAAATCGCAAAGCGTCGCATTGCGCACGCAGAACTTAATACAATTGAGCGTTGATCTTAAATCAGCTCAGTTAAATATTAGACGCTGGCGCGAGAATCCAAAGGCCTTCGTCTCTGAAGTGTTCAAGGTGAGCTTAGATCCTTGGCAAGAAGATGCGCTTGATTCTCTTGTATCCACGGCTCCAATCCCCAGGCGAAGACTCGCGATGAAGGCCTGCACAGGGCCGGGTAAAAGTGCGACCTTGGCTTGGATTGGTTGGTGGCGGCTTTCATGTTTCGCTAAAGAGCATGGGCATCCAAAGGGCGCAGCGCTTAGTGGCGAGGGCCTAGATAATCTTCGCGATAACCTTTGGGCTGAGCTCTCAGTGTGGCAAGGCCGTTCTGAATTCTTGCTGCGTGAGTTCACGTGGACGAAGGAGCAGATCTACGCCAAGTGTAAGCCAAGTTCTTGGTTTTTGTCGGCTAGAAGCTACGCCCGTGATGCTGATGCGGAGGCGATCGGCAGGTCTCTTTCAGGACTTCACTCGCCCTTTCCTTTCGTGCTGCTCGATGAGACCGGGGCCATGCCTCCAACCGTGGGCCAGAAGGCTGAGCAGATCTTTACGGGAGGAACTATTGACGGGCTCATCGCTCAGGCCGGGAACCCGACGTCAACGAGTGGACTCTTATATCAGACCGCCACGGTGTTGGCTGAAATGTGGAAGATCATCACGATCACGGCAGATCCTGAAGATCCAAGGCGCACACCGCGCGTTGATATCGACCACGCAAGGGAGCAGATAAAACTTTACGGTCGCGACAATCCTTGGGTTATGTCGACAATCCTTGGGCTCTTCCCTCCAACGTCAATTAATCAGCTACTCGGTCCTGACGAAGTTGAGGCTGCGATTAATCGACACATACAAATAGATCAGTACGACTTCTCGCAGAAAAGAATGGGCGTTGACGTCGCGCGCTTTGGCGATGACCGCACTATCATCTTCCCCAGGCAGGGCCTTGTGGCTTTTAGGCCCGTTGAGATGAGGAATGCTCGCACGCAAGAGATTGCAGCTAGGATCATGACCGCCAAATTAAGATGGGAGAGCGAGGTCGAGTTCGTTGACGGCACTGGTGGGTACGGTGCGGGAGTCATCGACTTCTTACTCCAGGCGGGCCACTCGCCTCAAGAAATACACTTCTCTGGCAAGGCTATTGATTCGAGGTACTTTAATAAGCGCTCAGAAATGTGGTTTGAAATGGCCGATTGGGTAAAGCGTGGCGGGTCTTTGCCGGATTATCCGGGACTAAAGAAGGAGCTATCAACGCCCACGTACACGTTTCAAAATGGGAAGCTAAGGCTTGAAGAGAAGGACATGATTAAGAAGCGGCTTCAATTCTCACCCGACATCGCGGATGCACTAGCGCTAACGTTCGCGCTTCCTGAGGCGCCATCAAGTTCAAGCTTTCGTGGAATAGTTCAGGCCAACGATAAATCAAAAGCTGACTATGACCCCTACTCGGACGAAAGACTTTAAATAGACATACGCCAACTTAAGCCGGACTTAAGTTTAAACTTAAAAGACTCTTTGAACATATGACAAGTAACTTCATAAGAGTATCGGCTGGTGCGGACGTGCGCCATCTCTTATATAGTCTTAGTCGCCAGCCTGAGATCTGGAATGAGATCACCGCTAGGCAGTCCTTTGAAGACTCCCCACATAAAGATACAGAGTGCATCTTCTTACGCTGGGCCTCGGATCCTAATCCTGAAGCTGCGTTCACGGATCTCGTGGCCGTTGATTATCTGGCCTTACGAAAGCTCCCTGAGTTTAGATCCGCGGTAAGCCAGGTCTACAGCGAGGTTCAGGGAACGAAGCTTGGGCGCGCTATCTTAGTAAAGCTAAAGCCTGGTGGCGTGATCATTCCTCATGCGGATGAGGGCGCTTACGCCGATCATTACGAGCGATTCCATTTAGTTCTAGATTCAGAAGTTTCCACCACATTTTACTGCGACGGCGAGTCCGTTGAAATGAGACCCGGTGAAGTCTGGTGGTTTAACCACAAGCTTGAGCACTGGGTGATCAACCCCACAACACAATCACGCACGCACCTAATAGTTGATGCGGTTGCGCCAAAGTATAGACGGGAGCGCCATGCAGTTTCAGCGTGAGCCGGCCATCACTCCATTGTTTGATGAGATGCTGCCTCTCTTGACCCTTCACTGGAAAGAGATTGCACACTTCCAAGACATCCCACTTGAGCCAGACTTTGAGACATACGCAAGGCTTGATGAGATGGGAATGCTTCGCACCTTCACGGCAAGGGATGAAGCCGGAAAGCTCGTGGGCTATGCAGTCTTCTTCGTGAAGGCGAACCTACATTACAAGTCTTCTATTCAAGCAGTCCAAGATGTCATTTTCATCGACCCTACAGTTCGAGGCTTTGGCGCGAACTTCATTATTTGGTGCGATGACCAGTTACGCCTAGAGAAGATCGACGCTGTTTATCACCATGTAAAAGCGGCGCATAACTTTGGTCCAATGCTTGAGCGCTTAGGCTACACGCTCGTCGATCTAATCTACACGAAGAGGTTAAACTAATGGCTGCAACGTCAACGGTCGCGATCATTGGGGCGATTGTAGCAGCGGCTGGCACTACGGCCGCAGTTGAGAACGCATCCCAACAAAAAAGACTTGGCTCGCAGGCGTTAAATAGAACAAAGGGCGATCAAGCGAGTAACCGTAAAAGGGCCGAGGATGACTCGGAACGTGCAGGAGTCCAAGCCTCTCAAGACGCCGCTCGCATCCGGCAAAAGGGCGTTAAGTCTGATCGTGCCGGTACGATTCTCTCTGGTCCTGCTGGAGATACTGGATATGGCGGAGCGCCAACGCTCGGAGCTGGTCAAGGAAAGACACTGCTCGGGCAATAGTGAAAAACAAAGCAGCTTATATCTCAAAACGAAAACGCCACGAGCTTCTAAGAAGCCAGCTTGAAACCGAGCGAAGCTCGTTCATGCCGCAGTGGCGAGACCTTGCAGACTATATCCTCCCCACACGTCCAAGGTTTCAGATCACGGACGCAAATCGTGGAACGCGCAAGAACCAAAAGATCGTGAATTCACACGCGACGCAATCTGCCGACACCCTAAGGTCTGGCATGATGAGCGGGATCACTTCTCCCGCACGCACTTGGTTTAAGCTCTCAACTCCAGACCCTGACATGGCCGAGATTGGATCAGTGAAGTACTGGCTTGATCAGACCGGCCGACGCATGGCTGACGTGTTCTTGAGATCAAATTTATACAACGTCCTTCCGCAAGTTTACTCAGATCTTGGCGCGTTCGGCACCGCTCCGATGCTCGTTGAAGAAGACTTTGATGAAGTCATCAGGGCTTTCTCGCTTCCGATTGGAAGCTACATGATCGCCAAGGATTCCAAGGGCCGAGTCAATACTCTCTTTAGAGAGTTCCGCATGACGGTGCGACAGCTTGTCGAAGAGTTTGCAAAGCGTGATGAAAAGTCTGGTGAGATCGATTGGTCAAACTTCAGCACACATATTAGAGAGCGCTGGCAGCAGGGGCAGACTGAGACTTGGGTTGACGTGTGTCACGTCGTCCAGCCAAACGAAGATTACGACGAAAAGCAGCTTGATTCAAAATATAAGAAGTTCGCCTCATGCTACTACGAGCGCGGAACGTCGGGCCCTAAGTCTCAAGGCTACCTACAAAGCGGGGATGGAGAAATCTACCTAAGGGAATCCGGCTACGATTACTTTCCCGTTCTTTGCCCGCGGTGGGAAGTAACGGGCGAGGATGTTTACGGTACGAATTGTCCTGGCATGAAGGCCATTGGCGACATCAAGCAGCTCCAGTTAATGGAGAAGCGGGTCGCTCAAGCTATTGAGAAGATGATTAACCCTCCCATGGTAGGGCCTGTTTCACTTCGAAACTCTAAGGTTTCAATTCTCCCAGGTGATACGACCTATGCCGATGAGCGAGAGGGTCAAAAGGGTTTCAGGCCGGCTCACGAAATAAACTTTCGGACCAATGAAGTAGATCTTAAGATTGAAAAGATCGAGCACAGGATCTCTCGTTGCTTTTACGAAGACCTATTCCTCATGCTCGCCAACGACAACCGCTCAAACATTACGGCGCGTGAGATCGACGAACGCCACGAAGAAAAGCTCTTAGCACTTGGGCCAGTATTAGAACAGCTCAACCAAGATTTACTTGATCCATTAATCAAAATAGTTTTTCAGATCATGATGAATCAAGGTTGGATCTTAGAGCCACCTGAAGAGCTTCAAGGGCAAGACTTAAAGGTCGAGTATATCTCAGTCATGGCTCAAGCCCAGAAGCTTATCGCGATCGGATCTCTAGAGCGCACAGCACAGTTCGCGATGCAGATCATGGCTGTACAGCCAGATGCGGGCTTAAAGATTAATTTTGATCAGATGATTGATGAATACGGCACGAGTGTTGGTGTTCCTTCAAAAGTCATCAGGACTGATGAAGAGGTCGCGGGCCTTCGTGCGCAGGTGGCGCAAGCCCAACAGATGCAGGCAAAATCACAAATGATGAATGAGATGACGGGAAGTGTGAAGAACTTAAGTCAGGCGGATACGTCTGGCGAGAACGCGCTAACAGCACTCATGGATCAGGCAAACGCTGGAAGTTTAGTTTAAACCAATAGGGGATTTTTAAATGGCAGTGATTCTATCTACAACCGGAGTCGTGACAACATACGGAGACCGGGCCCACGTTATTACTTGGACCCTACTCGCTAACGGGGACTCAGGCTCAATCCTAGAAATGCCAGGTTCATCTGATAGATCAGTACAGGTCACGGGAACCTTTGGCGTTGGTGGGAACTTGCGCATTGAAGGGTCAAACGACGGGACGAATTATTCAGTCCTTACTGATCCTCAAGGTAACGCGCTTGATTTTACGGCCACAAAAATTGAAGCCGTCCTTGAACTTACTCGCTACATCCGACCGCGCGTAACGGCTGGCGACGGAACGACTAGCATCACAGTATCAATGCTCGTGAAGAAATAAGGGGACGAAGATGAGCGCAAAATTAAAGGCCGTAGACGATATCAAAAAGCTTGGGCGAATGCTCAGCGGAATCATGGAAGTGGCAACCGAGCTTGAGCAAATGGGCTCGATTGAGCAGGCCATGAGTGAGGCCAAGGTTCGCATGGCGAACTTAAAAGATGAAGAGGCAAAGGTTCAGGCCCGGCACTCGCAATATGAAATTGAGTTTGAAGCCATCAAGCGTGAAGCCGATGAAGCTCTAGATGAAGCTCATGCTAACGCCGAAATTATAGTTCAGGCTGCACAAGAAAAGGCTGTTGCCATTTGTGATGCCGCCAAAGTTGAAGCCAAAGAACTCATTAAGGCTTCTCTCACAGAGCAAGATAAAATCATGGCTGATACTTTTAAGGCGAAGCAGGACCTGTCTGAAGTAAAGGCTGAGCTCGAAGTGAAGTCTAAAGACTTAAATGAACTCAACGCTCAGATGGCGGCTATTCGCCAGAAGGTGAACTAGTATGTCATTTTCAAATACAGCAGAGACAGCGGTTCTAAACCAAGTATTTGTCGGTACGGCCCTTCCTTGGAATGCGAACACTGACTTGTGGATTGCGCTTCACACGGCAGATCCGGGCGAGGTCGGCACCGCTGTTACGTCTGAAGCGGCTTATGGATCTTACGCCAGAGCCACATTGACTCGTGCGTCTGACTTCACGGTAGCCGGAAATCAGGTTTCAAACGCTAACCTCGAGCAGTTCCCGCAGTGCTCGTCAGGCACTGAGACGATCACTTACGCATCGATTGTCTCAACGGCGAGTGGAGCAGGCACGATTCTAGTTAGAGCAGCGCTTAACACTTCCATTCCCGTGAGCACTGGGATTCAGCCACAGTTCGCAGCGGGCGCTTTAGCGTTTACTTTGGATTAATATGGCTTTGTCAGGGTTTTCGGCAATTGGTCAGGCGATTCACGATACTGGTAAATACCATTACCAGTACGTTTATAAAGTCGCGACTCCGATCCCTGGCACCGCTGGGTTTTTTGTAGACATGAATCAAACGAGCGGCTCGCCAAAGTACAATGCATTTGCGGGCACACAGTTTGCGTTTACTCCGCTTGCGGGTAGCGGTAACGGTGGCGTTTATACGGGCGCAAATATTTCTGGATCTTCTAAGCACCTAGTTTCGCTTCAAGTATTAAACCCTAGCACTGGCGCGAACACTGTGCCGCCTGACCATATTATTTTGTCGGACTACTTAGGTTTCTATCCCTTGATCGACGGTGACGATACTGATTTACAGATAATGGACAACACGCTTACGCTTCCTAGATACGTTTCTGGTGTTGGCGTGAGAGTAGTTTTAATAGTTCAAGCCCCGATGAACATTACCGCGCCTATCACTATCACTTACACCAATTCAGAGGGCGTGGCTGGAAGATCAGTCACCTTTAATTTAATCGCAGGTGTAAATATTGGAGTTTGCGCAACGGCTGCGGGAACAAATGGATTAACTCAGAACGCAACGCCATTCGCACCACTAGACAACGGTGACGTTGGTGTTCGCGCTATAGAATCAATACAACTCGGCTCTGGTTCTGGTGGTTTCTTCTGCGCTGCTTTGGTTTCGCCTTTGGCGTCCATAATGACGCTAGAGTCAGGCGTTGCGGTCGAAGAAGTGTACGGGATTGCCGGACAATTACCGCCCGAAATTATTGAGGGTGCTTACTTAAATTTTTTAATTAAAAGGTCTGGATCATTAGCTGGTCGGCTTCAGGCTGAATTGGTTTTTATAAATAGTTAATAGGAGATTTGCATGGCGTTTACATCAATTGATAATTTAGTGAGTGAAATCACGAGTGGGAAATTCTGGCGTACTGACTGGAATAAAATCACAGGTGCCGCAGCTTATACGGCAGGTCGTTGGTACGATATGTCGGCACTTAACGGAACTCCGATTGCAAATGCGTGGGCGGGCACAGCTTTAGCTTGGACGGCTTGCGATGAATCGACTGGCAACGGTACACAAATATTTGGCCTGCGACATGGGGGCAATGTAACGCCCGACACGAAACATGTGTTAAACGGCTCTGGGTTAACAGGCGTCGCTACGGGTGTACCTGGGCAATTGATGCTTGTTGATATGCAGGGCTATTACCCTGGCATTAACATGAATTCATCAGCACTCCAAACTTTCACCGGAACGCCAACTTTGAGATATGCAAATGGCGACGGCGTTAGGGCTTATTTAGTGATTACCACTACGACAGGCGCAACGGCGCATAACTTGTCGATGAGCTATACTGATCAGGCTAATAATGCTGCTAACACTTTACCTGTTACGGTTTCTTGTACCGCTTCGGCAATCACGCCGCACATTACACACTCAGGAACAGCGGCGAACAACTACGGCCCATTTCTGCCGCTCGCAAATGGCGACTACGGGATTAGATCAGTGCAGACGGTACAGCTCTCAGCAGCTAGTTTAGCGGGCACAGCAGCTCTAGTTTTAGCGAGACCTATTTTGACCATTCCTTTAACTACTGTTTCGATTGCGAGTGAGCGTGATTTTTTAAATCAATTGCCCTCACTCCCACAAATCCAAGACGGTGCGTGTTTGACATGGCTTTATTTTGCAGGCGGCGCGACTGGTGCCTCAACTAATTTTTACGGATCTCTTGAACAAGGTTGGTCTTAGTGCTTGTACGAAACGGCAGGAATATAAACCAGAACCCAGCGAAGTTTTCGGGCTCCGTCTGGGGAGACTCTGGCAATCGATTCAAAGCGTCTTTGAGAAACAGAGACGCTGGCGGTTTCGAATCGGCTTTTAGTGCTTACCCCAGTGGTCACCTATCTCCAGGGGCGTTTGCGTTGCCAAAAAGTAGTGGCGCGCTTTCATCAACGACGTTGTCCCGTGCAGTAATTTCAGGCGCTCTGACCTTAGTAGCCGGAAGAAATCTAAACGGCTCCGCTGGGCTAGTTATAACAGCCACAAACGCACAGCTTGATCAAATTGTGTCGGCTGTAGTTAGCGGGAGCATTTCTATTTCTGCGGTTTCAGCGATCCTCGCTGGCGCGGCGAACATGACAGCCAGTGGGACGCTCGCCATTACAGTTAACAGTGCTTTAATCGGGGCTATTTTCTCGGTTACCGCAAGCGGCGCTTCGTCGGTCGATGCCAACGCAGAGCTAACGGCCAAAGCTTTTATGGAAGCAGCAGCGGGCGGCGCGCCTGCACTCTCGCCCGCAGGCTTATCCACAGAGTTACTTGATAACAACGAGGTTGAGGCGGGCTTTAGTTTACGAGAGTCCATGCGCCTTATGCTCGCAAGTCTTGCTGGAAAAGTGTCGGGCGCCGGTACATCAACGATCACAATTAGAAGTGCGACTGACGGCTCAAATAGAATCACGGCAACAGTGGACGCGAGTGGTAACAGGACTGCCGTCACACATAATGTGGGGGATGAATAATGTTTCCCGCTGGATACTTCGCAAAATCTTATTTTGCAGGCAGTTACTGGACACCAGCTGACGGCGCCATGATTCCGATCGGCGATAGCCCGTATAGAATTATTATGAGAGTGAGACGAGGAAGATGAGATCAACGGTTAAGAACGCAGCAGACCCGCGACAAGTTGAAGACGGGGCTCAGCGCGAGAAGAGATTAAGAGAGCGGGAGTTAGAAGACATTTCATCCGTAATGAACACAGCTCAGGGCCGAAGGTTTATCTGGCGTCTTATCAATGTCCTTTGTCACTACGACTCTAACGACGCCCAGCCTTCAGGCTCGCTTACTTATTTCTCACTTGGAGAAAGAAACGTGGGCCGGGTTGTGAAGTCAGACGCTTACGAATCATCACACGAAAGTTTTCAGTTAATGGAGCGCGAAAATTGGGCGCTCTTACAAGGAGATAAATAATGTCAGAAGTTATAGTCGAAGGGACTGCGGCAGCTACAACCCAAGCAGATCCAGTCGCAACGGTTGAGGTGAAGGTCGACGCAGTTACACCTGTAGAGACTAAGCCCGCTATAGAGACAAAAGCAGAAACTAAGCAAGAGCCAACGGCAGAGCTAAAGGTCGCACCTGAAAAGTACGATCTTAAGTTAGCTGAAGGATCGCTATTAGACACTAGTGCTTTGGAGAGAATTGGCGCCGTTGCAAGGAGCCAAGGACTTTCAAATGAAGAAGCGCAAGGGTTAGTCGATAAACAACAGGCGGAAGTCTCGACGTTTATCGAAGAGCGAAAAGCTATGTGGCACAAAGAGGCCAGCAACGACAAAGACATTGGTGGGGAAGCGTTCGCGCAAAACGCAGAGCTTGCCAAAAGAGCCTTTGAGCGTGTGGCACCTCCAGGATTAAAGGCAGAGATGGACCGCACGGGTTATGGAAATCACCCGTTAGTCTTGAAGATGTTCGTAAATCTTGGCCGCATGATGGCTGACGACAAACTTGTTCAGTCGAGCACGCAAGGCTCGGTGAGTAAGTCTGCGGCAGAGCTACTGTATCCCAGTTCAAAACCTTAAACCTTAATTAACTTTGCCCCATAACTAGGGGCCAGGAGTATAAAATGGCGACTATTGGAACTAACCTGTTAACGCTTGCGGATCACGCAAAGCGTTTAGACCCGTCTGGAAAAATCGGCAAGATCGTGGAGCTGCTCGAAGTAGCTAACCCCATGATCGAAGACATTGCCTTCATGGAAGGAAACCTCGTTACTGGTCACCGCACCAACATCCGAACTGGCTTACCGGCAGTTTACTGGCGCTTGATGAACCAGGGCGTGGCGAATTCAAAGAGCACTACGGCTCAAGTTGATGAAGCTTGCGGTATGATGGAAGCGCGAAGCCAGGTTGATAAAGACTTAGCTAGCCTTGCATCTGACCTCGGCGCATTTCGCTTGAGTGAAGCTAAGCCCTTCGTTGAAGCAATGTCTCAGGAAGCTTCTCAGACCCTCATTTACGGAAACAGCTCGACTGCTCCGGAAGAGTTCACGGGCCTCGCCGCTCGCTACTCTTCTTTGTCTGCCACCAACGCTCAGAACATCATCACTGGTGCGGGCGCTGGATCTGACAACAGCTCGATCTGGCTCGTTTGCTGGGGCGAAGACACCGTTCACGGTATCTTTCCTAAAGGCTCACAAGCAGGACTCGTGCATGAAGATCTAGGACTTGCTGATGCATTTGATGCAAGCAATAACCGCTTCCGTGCGTATCTTGATTTGTGGCAGTGGAAGCTTGGCCTCGTGTTGAAGGATTGGCGCTATGTTGTTCGTATCCCGAACATCGACGTGTCTAACCTCGTTGCGAAGTCATCAGCTGCTGATCTTATTGAGCTCATGATTAAGGCTACTCACCGCATTCCGAACTTGAGCAAAGGCAAGCCTTGCTTTTATGCCAGCCGCTCTGTTGTTCAGATGCTCGACATTCAGCGCCGTGATGACGTGATCTCTGGTGGACAGCTTTCTTACAAAGAGTCTGATGGAATGCCTGCAGTAAGCTTCCGCGGAATCCCTGTGAAGATTTGCGATTCTATTCTAGAGACCGAAGCAGTCGTAGCGTAACGCCAAAGAAACATTAAAGGAGAAATAACAAATGATTTTAGACAGACAACTTCAGTTTTCTAGTGCGCAGGCGGTAACGGCTGCAGCGGGATCAACAGATACGATTGATTTCGGTGCAGCTCGGGACTTAGGCGTGGGCGAGCCCCTTTATATCGTAGTCGTTTGCACGGTTGCAATGACTGACGGTGGCTCTGATTCAACTCTAGCGGTAGCACTTGAGGGCGATAGCACAACGACCTTCACGCCTGACTCAACTCGCACACTCTTTACGTTTGCAGCGCTCTCTGCTGCAGGTACGACGAAGTATGCGCGCATTGGTCCGGACGACATGAACTTGCGTTACGCTAGGCTTTCATATACGCCAGCTAATGGCGACTTAACGACCGGCTCGTTCTCAGCATACCTGACCAATAGCATTCAGAAGTACACGTCGTACGCTGATAATTTGGTTATCTCTTAATATTCATATGACCGGACGGGGGCTAAGTGTGGCCCTCGTTCTTTTCTAAACAAGGAGAATTTCTAAGATGTTAGTTCGAGCAAAAAAGATGGGCTATTACAATCACAAGCGCGTTCGCGAGGGTGAAGAGTTTTTACTTCGTTCACGAACAGGCATGGCTCTGGGCCAAGACGGCAAGACGATGATCGAGAGGGAGTTCACCGCTGCTGAACAGTTCTCTCCGCTTTGGATGGACGCAATTGACGAAGACGAGATCCCCTTAAGAAAGTCGGCACTTTTGAAATCCAGAAAAGCATTACGCCAATCTGACGACGTCATTTAACTTCAAGGGGCGATTGTGGCTTCAAAAACTTCAATTTGTAATATGGCTCTTGGGCATCTAGGCATTGGCACGACGATATCGAACCTCGATACCGAGCAGAGCCAGGAGGCCAGGAGCTGTAGAACGTTTTATGAAACCGTATTGAAGTCCACCTTTAGGGCGTACGAGTGGCCATTCGCACTTAAACTAGAGTCACTTGGATTGATAGAGGCAAACCCAACGGATGAGTGGGATTACTCCTATGCATATCCATCTGGGTGTCTGGACCTGATTCGCATTTTAAGCGGGACTAGAAACGACACGCTCCAATCAAGGATCCGTTACAAGATCGCAACGATTGATGAGGCAAAGGTAGTCTTAACGGACGAGCCCGAAGCGGTCGCGGAGTTTATTTATTATAACGAAACTGTTGAACAATGGCCTGAGGACTTCGTCTTGGCCATTTCATTCTTACTTGCTCACTACATTGCACCGGCAATCACGGCGGGCGACCCTTTTAAAAGGGGCGCTCAAGCGCACCAGCAATATATGTGGATGATCAACAGCGCTAAGGCTTCGGCGATGAACGAAGAGCAAAGAGATGAGACTCCGGACTCCGAATTCATAACGACAAGGGAGTAGCTTTTGAGTACGTTTTCGCAGAAATCATTTTCGGCAGGCGAGATTGCTCCGGCTCTAAGATCAAGAGTTGACACGAGCAGATACCAGAGCGGTCTTCGTCAATGCGTAAATACCGTAATTCAAAAAAGTGGGGGTGCCGCGAACAGGCCAGGCACTAGTTACGTTCAGGAAGTTAAGAGCTCAAGCAAAGCAGTGAGGCTTATTCCGTTCGTCTTCAGTAATGATCAGGCGATAGTCCTAGAGTTTGGCGACCTCTACGTGCGCTTTCATATTGATGGGGCTCCAGTATTAGAGACCGCCAAGATCATAACCGGCATTACGAATGCCAACCCTGGAGTGGTGACAACTTCCGTGGCCCACGTCTTTGAAAATGATCAATGGGTTTATATCAAAGACATAGTCGGCATGACTGAGGTCAATGGTCGTTACTTCGTTGTCGCGAACAAGACGGCTACTACGTTCCAGCTAACTACGGTTGCGGGCGCTAATGTCAACACAACTTCATATGGGACATATACAAGTGCCGGAACTGCCGCCAGAGTCTATGAGCGCGTTTCGGTATATACGGAGCTTCAGCTTGCAGACATACAGTTCACGCAAAGTGCGGACGTAATAACCATTGTTCATTCGTCGTATCCGCCCGCGAGACTTAGTCGAACAACCAACACGAACTGGGCGTTTTCTAATATAAGCTTTTCCGGATCTTCAATTCTTCCCCCTGCGCCGTCGGCAACGACTCCAACAGCGGGCGCAAAGACGTGGCGCTACAAGGTCACTTGCGTGGCTGAAGATACGTTAGAGGAATCAGAGCCGGGCATAGAGCTTCTCCGAACTATCACGACCGGAACTGCTGCAAATCCGGTTCAATTCACTACTTCCTTTAATCATCAATTTCAACCTGGTGACTCCGTCTATTTAAATAAAGATCTTCATTGGGCAAACAACTCCATGCCCTTGGGGTATTACACGGTCACACTAGTTTTTGCTCCAAACACATTCGAAGTCGCATACAACACAACAGGCTTTGGGGCCTGGGTTGGTTTTGGCGGGATTGCTCTTGCATACCGCAATGTTTGCACAGTTCACAACGCTCCAATCCGCTCAGTTCTTTCGCCAACGAATGCGATCTCAATTACTTGGGACGTAGTCCTGAGAGTTAAAGAGTATAACGTTTATCTAGAAAGCAATGGAGTTTATGGCTTCTTAGGTGTGGCGGCCCCTCTCGACGGCGCTTCGACCGTGAACTTTCTCGACGTGGGGCTTTTCCCAGAGCTTACGGATACTCTGCCAGAAGACCGCGCAATCTTTGATGGCGCTGGCGCTTACCCTAGTGTGATTGGATTCTTTCAACAGCGTCAATGCTACGCCAACTCGACGAATGAACCTGAAGGAATCTGGCTTTCGAAGACTGGATTCTATTCTAAGTTTACATATCACTCACCAGCTGCGGATGACGATTCAATCGCATTCACGATTGCCGGAAAACAAGTCAACGAGATCAGGCACCTACTTGACCTTGGCAACCTTGTCATACTCACGAACGCAGGAGAGTGGGCAGCGCTGGGAGATTCAAACGGAGTGCTGACACCGGCCGGGATTAATCCCAAGCAGCACGCCTATCACGGTGCGAGCAAGATTGCTCCGCTCGTTGTAGGCAGTAATGCGCTCTACGTTCAAGCCCGTGGTTCGATCATTAGGGATTTAACGTTTGATTTCTCCATTGATGGATACAAGGGCAACGACCTGACGGTGTTCTCTTCGCATTTATTCGAAGGTTTCACGGTTGTGGATTGGGCGTTCCAGCAGGTTCCAAATTCGATCGTATGGATTGTTAGAGATGACGGCGCACTCTTGGGGTTAACGTACGTCAAAGATCAAGACATCATTGCATGGCATCGTCATGACTTAAGTGGCGGGCTAGTTGAAAATGTGTGCGTGATCCCTGAAGGGAACGAGGACGCTCTTTACTTAGTCGTGAATCGAACGATTAACGGAGTAACCAAACGCTATATCGAACGACTTAACTCTCGCTTCGTTGACGAGGATGCAGTAGAGGATTCCATCTTCATGGATTCAAGCCTCACGTATGACGGCCGCAACGTAAGCGCCACGACTATGACAATTTCTGGCGGGACCACATGGGACGCTCACGAAACTTTGACTATGACCTCAAGCGCTAGTTACTTTAAAACCACAGACATTGGCAACGAGATCCACTTCACCAATGTTGATGGACTTTTGTTTCGCTTTAGCATCCAAGCCTATACGAGCACAACGGTTGTGACTGGTACGGTTGACCGCCTAGTTCCGGTCGCCTCGCGGTCTTCGGCAACGACTTCTTGGACTAAGGCTGTTGATGAGTTGACACTTCTATCTCATCTTGAGGGCAAGAAGGTCAGCGTGCTAGGCGACGGTTTCGTTGAAGCCTCACCGAATAACCCAACTTACGGAACACCCCTCACGGTAGCGAATGGCGTGGTCACCTTATCTAAGTGCTACGGACTAATACACGTAGGCCTTCCGTATATTTCTGACATTGAGACTCTCGACATCGACACGGCTCAGGGCGAGACCATGGTGGATAAGAACAAGTACGTTTCAAAAGTTACCATGTTCGTTGAAAAGTCTCGCGGTCTTTGGGTTGGGCCCAAACCTCCCACTGATGACTCAGTTGATCCGCTTGAGAACCTGACCGAGCCAAAGATCCGGGATGACGAGAGCTACGATGATCCGACTGCTTTAAAATCCGGAGTCGTGTCCGTAGCGATTAGGCCTGAGTGGAACTCGAGTGGCCGCATATTTATCAGACAAGTCGACCCGCTTCCGGCATCAATCCTTGCCGTCGCACCGGCTGGACTATTTCCTTTAAGGGGGCAGTAATGGGATCAACGGGCGGCTTTGCAATGCAGGGCACAGCAGATGCTGCGAGCGCATACTCAGAGTCTGAATCGATAAAGGCCCAAGGAAGTTATCAGCGGCAGATGGCTCAGATGAACTCGGCTCTTGCAAACGAGCAGGCTAGCGACGCTTCAAAACGTGGTGAGGGCGCGGTTCGCGATTTACAAAAAGAGACTCGGGCTAAGGTTGGAGCACAGCGCGCAGCTGCCGCGGCAAGTGGGGTTGACGTAGGTTCTGGAAGTGCCGCTCAGATGCAACAAGACACTGAGCTCGTAGCCGCTCAAGATGCGCTCACGATCAGGAACAACGCGGTTAGAGAGGCTTGGGGTTACCGAACTCAGGCGACAAACATTAAAAGCCAGGGTGAGTTTGCAAGCCTCACGGCTAGAACTCAGGCGAGTCAGACCCTCATTAACGGCGGCATGAGGGCTGCTGGGAATGCGCTCTCGGCCTATGGGTCTTACAAAGAGAACAGAGCAAAGGAAAAAGACGAGCGAGACACAACCACTCGCAAGGAAGCCCGCAACGATCGTAGATCTGGGTCGGGTACGTCGTGGGCATAACCGTTCCTAAGTTTAATCAGCAACAGGTTCAAGCTACGGCAGCTCCTAATGTAAGGATTGACGGCGGCGCTACCGCTGACTCCTTCGGTGGAGGCCGTGCATTCCAAGAATCGCAGCAGATTTCAAACGGTTTGTTTAATCAATCTCAAAAGATCTTTGCCGAAGAGCGGGCCAAGGCTGATGAGCTCCTCCTTACGGACTTCAATACGAAAGTGACGCAGCTTAAGAATAAGCTGATTTATGATCCAAAAGAAGGATTGATGACTCGCAAGGGTCAGGATGCCTTTAGTGCGCCTGACGAATATCTGGGTAAGTTTAATACTGAAGTTGAAGAATATAAGAAGAGCCTTTCGACTCAGTCTCAAAGCCAGGCCGCAAACAAAATTGCTCAGGGTCACATGGTCGCATTTGATGGAGACATCCAGCGCCACGTTTCGAGAGAGAGCCAGGTGTACGATGAGGACACGACGAAGGCTGCACTGTCTGCAGCACACGACGACGCCGTCACAAATTTCCATGATCCTGAAAAGCGACAACTTGCTCTTGATGCGAAAGCCGGAACAATACTTCGCTGGGCTGCCCGATCGGGGCTTTCAGATAATGACCCGATTGTTCAAGAGCGAATGGAAGAAGAGACGAGCCGCACTCACGCAGGCATTGTTGACCGCATGCTTTCAAACGGCGACGACTTAGATGCTAAGAAATACTTTGATGAAAACAAGTCTAGCTTTCGCGGTGAGACTGCCGCCAATTTAGAGAAGGCCTTAGAAGAAGGATCGATCCGCGGTGAGAGTCAGCGTCAGTCCCTCTCCATTGCCAGTAAATACGGGAGCCTAAATCAAGCCCTTGCAGACGTTGATAAAATCGAAGACCCAAAGCTTCAGGACGAAACTAGACGGCGAGTGAAGGAGCGGTTTGGAGATCGTGCCAGCGCAAAGAGGCTTAATGATGACCAAAATGAGGCCCGAGCGTATTCGCTTTTCTCTAAGGGCGGGCGAAAGCTTGAAGCTATTCCCACGCCTCTTTTCTCTTCACTTCCCCCTGAAGATCAAGAAAGATTTCGCCATATGCAGGCGAAGAAAGATCCAACGATCACAGACTGGGACACCTACGAAGAGTTAAAACTTGGATTATCGAATCCGGCTACGCGCCCAAAATACTTAAGAGAGGCCTCGAGTAAGTATCGCAACCTGCTTTCAGAGCCGCACTTCAAACAGTATATAGATGATAAGGCGGCACTTGCTGAGGGCGACGAGAAGGTTCAGGCCAAATTTGATGGCTTCTTATCTGACAAGGAAACCGTCGACAATATGCTCGTTGAGGCCGGTGTAAATCCAAAGAAGGACGGCGCTAAAAAATACCGCGAAACCCTTGATCGACTCGTTGAACAACATCAACAGCGCACGGGCAAGAAGGTCACGAATGACGAGCTTCGAAAACTCGGCAAGCCGCTTCTAATCGATGTTGTGACGGATAAGGGTTGGATCTGGGACACGAAAGCCAAGGCCTTTGAGGTAACTGACCCGAGTAAGGTCGAGGACGTTGTCGTGCCCGAGCAAGATGAAGAGCAAATCGTTGAACGCTTTAAGCGCAAATACGGCAAAGAGCCGTCACGCAAAGACATCGTTAACCGTTACTTGAAGGGCAAGGCCCTGGGTGGATAAATACGACTTCATTGATAATGAAGATGAGGCAACGCCTACACGGGACCTCGCTCCTAAGAATGTCTATGATCAGGTGTTTGAAGAAGAGGACATAGACAATAGCGCTCAGCTTAAGCAGTCCATGTTCGTTGCCGCTGATCGAGATCCAGACCGTCACGCTGAAGTTTTAAAGCTTTCAGAACAACAGAACCTTCCAGCTAGATTTGTCGAGCAGAACTTTGATGAGCTTCAGAAAAAAGTCATCACTACGAAGAACTATGCAGAAGAGTTTAAATCTACCCCGGCACTAGCGAAGTTCATGCAGGAGCCTGACAACGCGGCCGTTGCGAGAGATGACATCCAAAGCCTGAAGAAGGTTGAAGACGTGGTTCAAGATCATGGCTTTATGGAAAGTGTTCGTAATTGGGTTGGAACTGGAATGGCGCAGCTCAATGCTGACGTTAGTAAGCTTCCGGCCCTAGCTTATGATACTGCCGCTTGGCCTCAAAATAAGCTTAATCAGCTTATTGGTCGAAACGTTCGTGTGACTTCGGACCAGACCTTCTTAGGCCAAAACAATGCAGTCACTCAAAAGTACGAAGCGGACGCGAAGACCTTTCGGGATCAAGCGCCTGAGCTCTCGCAAAGCATGGTTGCAGAGATTAAGACCGGGAACTATTCGGGCGCAGGCAAAGCACTACTTGCCCAAACCATTGCCAACTCACCTCAACAAGTCTTATTACTGGCGAGCGCTTTATCGGGCTTTGGTGTCGCAGGTCTCGCGGGAGCGGGCGCTACAAGTGCCGCGGCTAAGAACGCTGAGAACCTAAAGGCGGGTATTGATCCAACAATTGGTTTACCTAACGCACTCGCGACGGGCGCCTTCGAGGCGGGCTTTGAGTCCTTGGGTACTCTCGGGTTCCTAAAGACTTGGGAGAAGGCCCTATCCAAACAGTATGGCAAACAGATTTCTAAGGAAGTCGTTGGCGCCTACATGAAGACACTCACGCAAAGCATCCTTGGCGAGGCCACAGAAGAAGGCCTTACGAGTGTCGCTCAAGATTCGACTGACTATATAACTGGCGTTAATCCCGATGCGATGACCGGCATGGGCGAGCGCGCGATCAACGCTGGCTTAATTGGCGCAGCTTCGGGTGGCGGGATGACCGCACCGGCTGCTGCTTTAAATCACCAGGCGGGCGCACACCGAGCGCAACAGGTGAAGAACTTCTATCTGTCCATGGAAGAAAACCTCGAAGCTACGAAGCTTCGTAAGCGCTTACCGGAATCTCAGCGTAAATATGTGGAGCAGCTAGTTCAGGGCGGGCCTGTTGAGAATATCTACATCCCCGTTGAGCGCATGGACGCCTACTTTCAAAGTGCCAAGGTTAGCCCTACGGCCGCCATGCAAGAGATCGGCGTGCTTGAAGCGTACAACGAGGCAAAGGAAACAGGCGGCGACATCAAGGTCCCTCTAGCTACATGGGCTCATAAGGTTGCAGGAACTGCCCACTATCAGGGCCTAGCTGACGACATTCGCTTTAGCCCTGAGGGTCAGTCCGTAAACGAAATTAAGATCTTAAAACAAGAAGAAGCTCAAGCCATTGAGGCTGAAGCTTTAAAGGCTAGTGAAGCCGAGCCCGTTCAAGCGGAGCCTTCAGAGCGCGAAGGGGTTAAGAGCCGAATCATCGAGCAGCTAACTCAAGTGATACAGCAGTCAGGCTTTACCGGCCAGCAGATGAATATTTCCCAAAAACAGATCGAAGCATTTGCCGAAATGCAATCCGGCCGCAACGAAGTCAGGGCCAATCTTCGGGGCGAAAACCAGAGAGAGTTCTTTGAGAATAACCCGCTCCCGTTTCAGGAGATGAGCCCTGATGCGCCTAGCGATTCGCAGAGCTTCGAGCAGGGTAGTGAGGATCGACCATTTCAAACCGAGATTCCTTATCCTGATCAGGTTCCTGTCGTACATGTTGAAGACGCAGTCGGCGACATGGCCCAAGTTCGCGATGGAGCTAAAGCTCAGTTCACTGGCAAAAGTTTTGTCAACTCCCATACGGGATGGACCATAGAGGTAAAGCGCCGGGGTTTGGGTAAAGCGAGTTCAACGCTCGCCTCAGACGGTAACCGATTGGCGTTAGCCAACCTGGATAAGCTGATTGCGTCTGCCGTTTATTCAAGAACAGAAGAAGACAGCACCGGCCACGACAACAAACTGAGAATCTTCTATGCTCCAATGTCTACGCCGACAAAAGAGTACGTCGTCAAGATTGTAGCGCGCGAGTCTAACGGCAAATTGTTCTATGATAAGTTTGCGATCGAGAAAGAAACTCCCACTGCCGGAGCTCACCAAACCGAAATTGGGACCGAGGCAGCGGGCGAGGCAAGGCCTCAATCTGTAAATATAGACGATTTTAAGCGGGATGTCAAAACCGTCCAAAAGGGCGACGCCTTCTTCCAGGGCGCTGTGCGCGAAGGAACTCAAAAAACCTCCGCAGAAAGCATCAAGCAAGCAATTGAGGAGGCTACTGGTAAAGAGCTTAACCTCGAATTCTCAGATGACGGATATCACCGCGAAGTCATTAGTGGATCTGAGGACGTTCCAACGATTAAAGGCGAGCGTCTAAAGCGCGCCAAACGTGCAGGCTTTGACGTAAGTCACCAATGGTTCCACGGTTCGCGCGCGAACATTGAATCATTTTCAGGCGACACGCTCGGCGCCTCCACTGGAGCGGGCTCTGCGCGCATGGCCCACTTCTTTGCATCATCTCCCGTAACGGCAAGCGAATATGCAGAGGCATCAGACGATGCGCTCACCCTCAGGTCTGCACGCACAGAAGCCGAGGCCACGCGCGCAAGTGATGCATTCAAGGCACGAATGAAGGAAAAGTATGGGGCGAAGTGGACCTCAAAGCTTTCGACGGAAGAGCGTGCCGAGCGCGCAAGTATTGCCAAACAGTTTAAGCAATCTATGGAAGACTACGCCGCCTCTCAGGAGTCGGCCGCCCATAAAATTGAATGGCTAAAATATAAGATCGAGCAGCGCAAAGTCTCGCTGCAGTCGATGGAGAAGGATCTTAAAACTGGCGCGGTAGCTGAAGAAAACGCGAAGACCGCAAAATATCTCGAGGCGCGCAAAGCTCTACTCGAAAATAAAGACTGGGTCCTGTCGTCGGACGGTCGAAATTACAATGTGGTCGATCGCTCAACGGGTGAGAAGATTGTAAATCCCCACTTATCCGATAAAGATGATGACAGAAAGTATGTCTTTTACGAGTCTCCTACGAGCGTTCAGTCTGTGGTTGATAGACTTACGGCGCGGATTGCGGAGAACACAGAGAAGAACCTAAAGGCCAGCATAAAGGATTCCAAAGCGGAACTTTCCGAGATGAAAGCTAGGCTCTCTAAGAACCTCGAAGGCACTGAGGGTCAGGTTGTTTACCCAACAGTTTTAAAGATGGTTCGTCCCTTGATTGTAGATTTTCAAGGCGCAGACTATCGCGAGGTAACTTACCGCGAGATTCTAGAGCGCGCACAAGAAGCTGGTTACGACGGCGTAATTTTTAAGAACACACAAGATCCTGCATTCAGCGGCTACCGTGGCGAAGATCCCGAGACCATCGATGTAGCCGCAGTCTTCCAGCCACAGCAGGTCCGCTCGGTGAACGCTCAATTTAAAGATCTCGATTCCGCATTGATTCTCGCTCAAGCCGGCCAGAACGCGGAATCCGCCCGCGGTCGCTTCAGGATCGACGCGGTCAAGAGACTAATCGAACTTGGGCCGAAGGCTGATGTTTCAACTCTTCTTCATGAATCAATGCATGCTTTCGTTTTCGAGATGCGGGACGACTTCAATTACTTCCGAAGCCTGGACCCGGCAACGCTTACGCCAGCACAAACTCAATTTCTTAAGGATGCTAAAACCCTGCTCGATTTCGTTGAAGCAGATTCTGTTGAATCAATGACCGTGGCTCAACATGAGAAGCTCGCTGAAGCGGCTGAGACTTTCTTCATGACGGGTAAGGCTCCAACTTCTGCGCTCCAGGAAGTATTCGCGAAGTTTCGCGTGTGGCTGATTAATATCTATAAATCCCTTAGCCCCTACGGAATCACTCTAAGTCCTGAGATTGAAGACGTGTTCGCCCGAATGATTGCGACTGAAGCCGAGATCGCTCAAGCGCAAGCAGAGCAGAACATTACCCCGCTCTTTGGCGAGAACCCAGAGACCTTTGGGCTTACGGGCGCGAAGGCCGAGCGCTATCGCAAGGCCACGACTGCAGCGAAGGATTACGCATACAACACACTCTTAAATAAATTCATGGAGCATTTTCGAAAGCAACGGGAAGTGTTCTACAAGGAACAGCGCCAAGCAAACCGGGACCGCATCGCGGTGGAAGTCGGTCTTATGCCGATTTACCGCGCGCTCGATATTCTAAAGACTGATCAGATTAAGCTTTCAAAAGAAGCTCTGAATGCTTACTTCGATAAGGACATGGTCAAGGCCCTGCCCCGTGGGATCAGCATCAAAGAGAAGGACGGTAAGGGCGGGCTTCATCCAGATATCGCAGCGGAAATGCTGGGGTTTGAAAATGGCGCGAAGCTCTTAGCTGAACTTGGGCGTGCTGAGAAAAAAGATGATCTCATTGAGCGGCTCACTGATAACCACATGAATAAGTTTTATCCGGATCTGATCAACAATCCTGACGCCGTAAAGAAGCAGGCTCAGGATGCGGTTCATAACGAGCCGAGATCAAAGCTCCTTAGGTTAGAGCTTGAATACTTAGCCTCAGAAGAACTGCCAACTCTGAAGGACGTGGTTCGAAAAGGTGTTCGCCGCGTGCCACCTGAGGGTGAAGTTCGAAAGCAAGCCCAGACTCTTATTGGTCAGAAGCGATTAACGGAGATCCGTCCGAGCGTCTTCATGCGTGCTGAGCGCAATGCTGCCAAAGAGGCTGGCGACGCTCTCACTCGCGGGGATCTTCAAAAGGCATTCGAAGCTAAGCGCCGCGAGCTTTTAAATCATGAGCTATACCGAGCGGCCTTAGGGGCTAACGAGATCAAGGAAAAGGCTCTAGAGAATTTTAAGAAGCTTAAGCGTAAGGACGAGGACTTAGCTAAGACTCGCGACATGGATCTAGTCAATGCGGCACGAGCGATCCTTGCGCGCATAGGACTTGGAAGTGCTGAGAAGCCGCCAATGTTTTACCTCGAGAAGATTCAAAAGTACGACCCGGATATGTATCAGGGGATTGCAAGCCAAGTGCTTGCTGCAACCGAATCAAATGCCACGTTCGAGCAGATGACCTTTGATCAGTTCTACGACATGAACGAGGCCGTAAAGAATCTTTGGGATCTCTCGAAGTCCACGCGCCAGTTTGAAATTGATGGCCAGAAGATGGACCGCAACATGGTCCGCCAAGAGCTCATCGATGCATTAAACGAGCAGAGCGGAGCGGGCGATCGGCCAGGGTACAAGCAGGCAGCCACCTTCTGGGAGAAGACTCGGGCTGATCTGCTTGGCTTAAAGTCCATGGTCCGAAGGGTTGAGCACTGGGCGACGGCGATGGATCGCGGTGATAGAGGCGGGCCCTTTACGAAATACTTTATCAACCCGATCTTTGAGGCTACGGCCAGATACAGGATCGAGAAGAATGTAACCTTAGAGAAGTTCCGAGAGATCGTAAAGCCCATCGCAAACACTCTTGATGGCAAGAAGATTGAGGCCACGCAGCTTGGATACACTTTCCAAAACAAGGCTGAGCTTTTGGGCGCGCTCCTTCACATGGGCAACAATTCGAATCTCACAAAACTATTAGTGGGCAGAAACTGGGGCGCGGTCGATGAGGCTGGAGAGCTTAACCGCAGCCGGTTTGATGCATTCTTAGGGCAGATGTTTAGAGAGCAAATCCTTACAAAGCCTGACATGGACTTCTTGCAAAGTACGTGGGATCTGCTCGAGACTCTAAAAGCTCCCGCCCAAAAGGCGCACAAGCGCATGTACGGCTTTTACTTTAACGAGATCACGGCCAATGAATTTCAGACTCCCTTTGGTACTTACCGGGGGGGCTATGTTCCGGCCATGGCTGATCAGCTACTCGTTGAGGACGCAGCTCTAAGAAATGACCAGAACCAGCTTGAGGCTTTACAAAACGCAATGATGTTCCCAACGACCGGGCGAGGGTTCACTAAGTCTCGAGTCGACGGTTACACGGTTCCGTTGGTAATGAACCTCAACATGGTTCAAAGCCATATCGACAAGGTCTTAAGGTTCATTCACATTGAGCCCACAGTAAAAGACGTAAGCCATATTGTAATGGACAAGGACTTTCGAACCCAGCTCTCGGCCTTTGATCCAAGCGTTGGCTCGGACATGTTGGTGCCATGGCTTAAACGTACGGCTCAGCAGGCCATCAACACTCCCTCGCAAGGCCGCGGTGGCAAAGCCTTTGACCGTCTGGCGAGTACACTCAGGAAGCGCGCTGGGCTTCAGCTTATGGTTTTAAATGTAATCAACTCGGTCCAGAACTTAACGGGCATTTCGCCAGCATCAGTTCGGGTTCCCCCAAGAATTTTAATGCGAGCGCAGTTTAACTATGTTCGAAAGCCTGGGCTGATGGCCGAGCATGTGACTGAAAAGTCAGACTTCATGAAGACTAGAATCGGCAAGCAGAGCTTTGATATTCAGTCCGAGATTAACGACATGATCTTAAATCCGAACGCATACGATAAGGCGAAAGAGTTCGTCACAAAGCACGGCTACATCTTTCAAGTCGCCACTCAAAACGTAATGGAAATTGTGACTTGGACGGGTGCATATGACTACGCAGTTGAGCAGGGTTTAAGTGAGCGCGAGTCGGTAAGATCTGCCGACGCTACGGTCAGAGAGACTCAGATGGGGATGAACCCTGAGGACCTCTCTCGCATGGAAGCGGGCTCTGGTTTTGAGCGACTCTTCACAATGTTTGCCGGTTACTTCAACACACAGGTGAATTTACTTACGACTGAGTTCTCAATTGCTCGCGAGCTTGGACTAAAACAGGGAGCCTCTCGTGCATTTTATGCATACGTCTGCATAGTCGCAGCGCCTGCGATATTAGGTTCACTCATTGCTCGAACTATGGGCGGGGCCTTTGATGAAGACGACGACGGGGAGTATCTCGACGACGCGTGGGATGTAATGTTCGGCAGCCAAATGCGCTTCCTTACGGCCATGATTCCAGGCGGATCTGTTGCGACCGGACTCCTTAACGCCGTTAATGACAAGCCCTTTGACGACAAGATCACGGTGAGCCCGGTCATCTCGATGATCGAGCGAAGCTTTAAGACAATCAAGACTGTACCGCGGGCCCTTTCTGGTGACGGCAAACCGAGCGCTGCAATCAAGGATGCGCTAACTTTAGTCGGAATGCTGAGCGGATTCCCGGCGGCTCCGCTCGCGCGTCCGGTTGGATATTTAACAGACGTAATGACTGACAATGTTGAGCCCTCGGGCCCTATCGATATGGCTCGCGGGGTACTGACGGGTAAGTCGCCAAAGCAAAATTAAACTATTAGGAGAGAAGTGATATGTCCTTATCTTTAGCAACAGACAGTGTCAGGTACACGGGCAACGGCGCGACATCGGTGTATAGCTTCTCGTTTCGGATAGACGTCGCGGCGGACTTGCGGGTCATCAAGGTTACAAACGCGAACCCAGCGGTAAAGACAGTCCTCACGAATGTCACAGATTACACAATTTCGGGTGTGGGCAATAGCTCGGGCGGAACAATTACGCTCGTGGCGGGAAACCTCACTTCTGGACACACGCTCGTTCTTCGCAGGAAGAAGACCCTTACTCAATCGACCGAGATTCGAAACGAGGGCACGTACTACGCAAGTGAGCATGAGGATACGTTTGACACGTTAACGATGCTTGATCAGCAACAGCAATACGAGCTAAGCCGCTCAGTCAAACTGCCTGAGGAAGTTGATACCGCATTATTTAACGTAGAGCTTCCGGCCACCATTGTTGGCTCAGTTAGCAAAGTTCCAGTTACGAATGCAGCTGGTGACGGCTGGGCTGAGACTACGCTCTGGCCAACGTCTACCGATATCTCAGGGGCTCAAGCAAGTGCCACGGCTTCGGCCGCATCAGCTGGGGCCTCAAGCGCCAGCGCAACGCTCGCCTCTCAGTGGGCAACCTTGACCACGGGACTTGTCGCGGCCACTGACAACTCATCCAGAGCTTACGCGATCGGCGGCGTAGGGGTTGACAACACCGCGGGCAAGGGCTCTGCCAAAGACTGGGCCAATAAGACTTCTGGTACGGTCGACACGGTTGAGTTCTCAGCTAAGAAGTATGCGACTGACGCCGCGGCATCTGCCGTCGCCGCAGCTAGCGCCGTGACTGCGCACGAAGCCGACACCACAGCCATCCACGGGATAACCGACACCGCGGCGCTGTTAACTGAAACCAATACTAAAACGGTCACGAATAAAACCTTTACCGATCCGGTCGTAAACACGCTTGTGCTTGACGACCAAGCGAGCACTCCGGCTAATCCGGCGGCGGGCTTCTATAAGATGTACGCCAAAACAAACGGCAAGGTGTACAAGCTTACTTCTTCGGGCCTGGAGCAAGAAGTTGGGGCCGGCGGGGCCGGGGGTAAGAACTACGCACAGGACCTTTATTCCGGCGATTCGGTCGCGGACATAAACATCTACGCCGACGCCGTCGCAGCAACGCCGGTTGATGGCACGGGCGGGGCAAGTTCTTTAACGGCGGCTGCTTTAAATACGACGACTCCACTTCGAGGCACGAGTTCGCAACGCTTGTCCAAAACTGCGGTTAACGAGCAAGGCGAGGGGTGGAGTTATGACTTCACGCTTGACCGTGCGGACTATGAAGGAGCTAAGCCCGTCGTAGTTTCGTTTCGTTATAAAACTTCAGCGGGTTATGTGAACAACGATGTTCGCATGTTTGTTTATGACCGCGATGGCGCGACACTTCTAAACGTCACTTCACTTACGGGCGATGGCTCTGTTGCAGCAAGCACAAGCACAACTCTGTACACTGGCGTGTTTTACCCAAACAGCGCGAACAATGATTATCGCCTAATCTTTCACGTCGCGAGCACGACTGCGGCGGCGTGGGATATTGATGTTATTGATTTAAGCGTTAGTCCTAATCAAACAGTTCCGGGCGCGATAATTACACCTTGGGTAGCGTACACTCCGACTGGGCTTTTCAATACAAATACGACTTACACCGGAGTGTGGCGACGCGTCGGTGACTCTATGCAGATTCATGCCCGCATGGCTTTCTCAGGGGCCGCCAATGCCGTTGCAGCTAACATCGACCTACCCGCTGGTT